AGGGTAATATTCCAGGGCCTAATCCGGCGTGGAATGACGTCCTCAACGTCCTTCCGGAACAGTTTCATTCAGTAGTAACCCCTCATTTTGCTAAGTGGGATCAGGCGGCTCAGTCACGTATTGAGGCTGCTAACGCTTCACTTAAGGAGTATGAGTCTTATAAGCCGTTCGTAGAGCATGGAATTACAAATGAGGAGATTGAACAGGGTCTTAGGATTCTGTATGAGATCAACAATAATCCTCAGAACGTATATACTGCTCTGGGAAACGCTTATAAGTTCGGACAGACTACTGAACCCCCTGTAGATGAAGGTACTGAGGAGCCTGAGCCTAGTGCTCAGTACCAGAAGCTAGAGCAGGGTCTAGAGCTAGTCTCTAAGATTGTTCTTGCGGATGCGCAAGCTAAGCAGGATGCACAGGCAGATATTGAACTGGATAGAGAGCTTGAAGCTCTTAAGGAAAAGCATGGCGAATATGACCTTCGTTATGTTCTTGCCATGATGCAGAACGGTATGTCTGGCGAAGAGGCCGTTCAGTCATTTAATGAACTTAAGAATTCGTTCGCTCCTAAGCAGAATTCCTTTGCACCCAGTATCCTTGGTGGTAACAAGGGTGGTGCAGGTATTCCTTCTGGTGCAATTGATCCAACAAAACTTTCTAGCGGGGAAACTCGTAACCTCGTAGCCCAAATGCTTGCTGCGGCAAAGAATCAAAATTAAGCTCGGAGGCCCATGGCTGCAACACTGGTAACTGCTACAAATATTCTTAAGGAGATTTACGAACCGCGTGTTCGTGATCAGCTTCAGAATATGCTTAAGACTAGCAAGCGTATTGAACAGACTTCAGAAGGTGTTAAGTCTGAAGCTGGCGGTAAGTACGTTGTGTTTACTACTCACGTTCGGCGTAACCATGGTATTGGCGCCCGACTTGAGATGGAGCAGCTCCCTGCTGCTAAGAATCAGGGTTTCGGTCGTGCACAGGTTAATCTTGCGTATCTTTATGGCTCCATTAGGCTTTCAGGGCCAGTCATGGAGCTTGCTCAGACTAATTTCCAGTCGTTTGCGTCTGTTCTGGATCAGGAAGTTAACGGTATCCAGAGGGATCTGGCTAAGGATTATAACCGGCAGATTTACGGCACTTCTGTCGGTGTTCTTGGCGTTGTTACTGGTGTTAATGCTGCGGGCGTTATCCCGATGACTAACACGCAGTACATGGAAGTTGGTATGGAGGTCGATGTCTATAACTCGGCCGGTGATACCCTTAAGACTACGGCTGCTGGCGCTACCGTAACGGCTGTTGATAAGAACGTCTCTATCACCATTGATGAGACGCCTACGGCTACTGCGGCGAATGATATTGTAGTTCGCCAGGGTAACCTTAACCGTGAGACTATCGGCCTTGAGCAGATTGTCGATGATGCTACAGAGCTGTATAACATCGACCCGGCTGTAGAGCCTACGTGGAAGTCAGTTATGAACGACAATGGTGGTGCTAATCGAGCACTGTCTGAGTCGCTTATGATCCGTATGGTCGATGACATTTATACTAATGGTGGAAATACTACGGCCATCTTTACTACGCTTGGTGTTCGCCGTAGTTACTTTAACCTTCTGGTCCAGCAGCGTAGGTATTCCAATACGAAGGACTTTGAGGGTGGCTTTAAGGGCCTCGCATTTACTACGGATAACGGCGAAGTTCCCATGGTTACAGACGTGGACTGCCAGCCTAACCGTATGTACTTTATCAACGAGAAGGCTCTTAAGATTCACCGTGAGAGTGACTGGTCCTTTATGGACCGCGATGGGTCTAAGTGGCAGCGAGTTATCGGTTACGATGCTTATGACTCTACTCTTTACAAGTACTGCCAGCTTGCTACTGACCGACGTAACACCCACGGCCTCGCTACGGACATCACTGAGAGCTAAATAGCATTAAGAAAGGCGGCTACAGGGGATATCTCTGTAGCCGCCTTTTATTATAAGGAGCGTAATGGCAGATAGTCTCAGTGACCTGATGTTTAATTATTTCTCCTCGCAGCCTACGGGATCTACAGAGAAATCCCTGTCGGATAACTCATTTGCGTATTACGCAGCACAGCCTGGGGGAGATCCTAGTAAATCTCTAAGCTATAACATGCGTCTCTATTTCTCCACTCAACCTACTGGTGACCCTAACAAGACGCTATTGGATAACATGGATGCATTTTTCGCGGCACAGCCTACAGGTGCTCCAGAAAACTCACTAACTGACAATATGTACGCATACTATGGAAGCGTCTAATGAGTAATAGGGTACTTAATGGCAACTTCTACTTCCCTGTAGATGGACATTTCGTTAGTCAGAAGCAAATCCGAATAAATGAGATTCTACAGGATTACGATAAGTCCCTCCAGCTACAGTGGATTCCACCAGATAAACGATCTGAAAGTGACATAGCTTTCAGAGTCGTATGTTTCCCGCCAGGTCGGGCACCTTATTTGGTCTGTACTGCTGATGAGGCAGATGAACGACTACTTGCTAAAGTATTTCAGGCCGATCAACAGAATTCTCCAAATCAACTAAGTTACATAGAGAATTACAATGCAGCTAGGGAGTTGGTGATAGCTAAGCAAAATGAGGAGGAACGTATGGAGGCTCATGAGATGGCTGCATCTATCCTCCGTAGTAATAAGTTCTCATACAAGCATGGAGGGATAGATTTTGAACGTCCAAGACGTCTCAACCCGCGTTAAGCGTACATTTGGAGACGAGGCAGGCGTACAGGTTACAGATCAGGATATTATCCGTTGGATTAACGACGCTCAGGAAGAGATAGTTAATTCAAATGAGGGCCTCATGGAGACTACAGGTTCTGCTGACACGGTTAGAGATCAGGATATTTATGATCTCCCTGTAGACATATCTGTATTGCGGAGCNTGAAATATAATGGTCTCNGACTTAAGTCCATGAGTTTTCAGGAATTCGACGAATANCTTAGNGGATACGGGACCACACAATATGNCACAGGAACTCCAGAAGTATTCATGGTCTGGGAAGGAAAGNTTCGTGTCTTCCCTAAGCCAGATACTGACCTTGTCGGTGGTCTTTCTATCTACTATATTCGACGCCCTACTCCTGTGGGCAATTTGGCAGATAATCTTTCCGTCCCGCTAGCCTATCATAATGCTGTAGTTAACTATTGTCTACAGCAGGCATACGAGCTTGATGAAGACTATCAGAAAGCTCAGACAAAGAAGGGTCAATTCGATGAAACCATGATGAAACTTAATGACAGAAACAAGTGGACCAGTCGAGAATATTACCCCAGTATTACTGTCCTCCCGGAAGATGCTTAAATGCCTAGGTCGTCCGACAATGTGCAGGAATTCTCTATTGGGCCCTTTGCGGGTGGCATTAACACCTACTCTAACCCAGCTCGTATAGCTGACGACGAGATGCAGGATTGTGTTAATTTTGACATTAGTCTAGAGGGTTCTCTAGTATCTAGGCCACCCTGGAGTTTGCTTGAGTCAACATACGGAAATAGCACTGATACTAGTGGTACTCCACCTGAGTCTAATCAGCTCATTATCGGTACTGGTACATTCGAGTCTAATAGATTTGTAATAGTAAACAGTTCACACATTACTGCTCCGGCTTCTTATATTTATTACGTTGAAGGACCTAACGAGGGTCTTATTGCAAAGATTGCTGATGGCTCCCACAATAAAGCACACCGTTATGCAGATTTCCTGTATCTAATCCCAGATATCGCGTCTCCTGGTTTGGGCGCTAGTTATGACCTGACCACAGGACTAGTGACAGTTATACCGAGTATGCCAGTAGGCTATGCTTCCTGTATTTATAAGGATAGACTTTGGATTAGCGGTCGACGCGGAACTCCAACTGATGAATCTAGGCTATTCTTTTCTGACCTAGCAGTATTCGGTACTTGGCAACCTACAGTCAATTTTTTCGACATAAACCCTGGTGACGGGGATGCCGTTAATGATCTAGTGGTTTACCAGGACAATATCATAATTTTTAAAGATAACGCCACGTATGTTCTGTCTTACGATACAGGACCTGCTCAAGCTATCTTGCAAGTAATTAACACAGATATCGGTGTACATGGGCCTCACTGTGTAGATGTTTACGAGAATTCCGTCTTTGTCCTTAAATATAATCAGCTATATGAGATGTCTAACTATGACTTCGTGAGAGTCAGTGTCAAAATTCCATTTGACTATGACGAAACTCTCCCTGTAGATCCAGCTATTCAGTCCTGGAAATACCCTAACTGGGTACGGATTGTGGGGGATAGGGCCGTTGTTAGGTTCTATAACAGGCTGTATGTATACCACCTCCGTATTAGGGGGTGGACTCGCTGGGATTCAGAGGATGAGAGTATTAAATATCTCGGACCTATCATGCGCCTTGATAATACAAATACAGTTCTACGTAAGGGTTTTAACATTTACGTAGCTGGGTCGGCATTGGCTAAAGTTACAGATGGTATGGGCCCTGGAGTAAACGGAGCGTGGCGTACCTTCTTTAAGCTGTTTAAGTTTGAAGATAGGTATGATTCAGATACCGTGGAGAACGGTAATATTAGTCCAATGGTCCCTCCCTTGGACATCAAATTGTTTATGATGACTAAACAATTTGATGTGGGGCTTAGCCATAGGTTTAAGCGTTTGATGCATTGGGGGGTTGACTGCTATACTAGTCGAAGTGTTACAGGAACTCTGTATCCATTTTCCGCCGTTTACAAGGTGACATGGGGCCAGCTTGGAATTTATCATTGGCATGATCTGAATACTTGGGAATATCCGTTGTCGAGCATTCCTGGTATTTCTCAGGAAGTTACTAGTGCTTCTGGGTTTCAGATTAAATTTATTCGATTTCCTAAATCTTTGAGGTTTAGGCTATTGCAATTTAAAATTGAGACTGCTACTCAGGGTAATGCTACTGACGGACCTGTTTATATTTATTCCATTACAGCGTTTATTGCATCCAAGCAAGTAGTACCGAAGGGGGTTAGTTAATGCAGCTATCAGATTGGCAAGGTAATCAAAAAGTGCCGACACCAGCTCCGGGCATGAAAGCATTTAACCCTTATTCGGCTGGTAATAAACGCTATGGTGCTGGCCGATCCATGCCTAATATCGGACCTGTTGCTCACCCACTCGGCTATGCTGAGCGCGATAATAAGGCTCAAGCCCGTAAAAATGCCATTATGCGTAGAATGAAAGGCGCAGGTACGGGAAATCCTATGAATAAGAAAGTAATGGATTATTCTTCTAAGGGAGTGTTTTAATGCCAGCTCCTATGCAGTCAGCTAGTCCTACTAACAGCAGGTCTGCTGAGATCGCGGCTAAGGAACTAGCCGTTAGGCGCAAGCTGTCTGATTACAATAGCAAAAACAAAAATTCTGCACTTGTTAAGCTCAAGAAGAATAAAGCCAAAGTAGCCACAGAGAGGTATAATCTTAAGTCCATCCGGACCGGGGACGGTTTTACCCGATCGGATTACGGTGTAGGTAAGGGGGCTGGAATTCCTTATCAGATTAAGCAGACATCTGCCACCGTAAATAAGGGACGTCCTAACTTCAAGCCGCCAAAGCCTCGGCCTAAAGCTCCAACTCCTAAGTTTCCGCCTTCTGGTGTAATTAAGCCTATGCCGCGGCCTACTCCTAGCTCTAAATCTTCGTCTAGGTCAGAGGCTATTAGTAGGGCACTTACTACTAGCATCAAGCCTGGTGATAAGAGGTAAGATGGCAAAGAAGAAGAAGTCAGCCGCAGCTAAGTACCTTGCTGGGGACACCACATATCAACAGCAGCTAGCCAATTTCAATAAGTCAAAGTCTGATTTCCAGGCACAGTTTAACCGTCAGAACTCAATTATTAAGCGAGACTTCGGCGAAACTGGTCGCAGTATGAAACGCCAAGCTGCTCAAGATAGGGAGGATCAGCAGAATAATTTTGCAGGTCGAGGAATTCTAAAGTCTGGTGTATTTGCCAAGGCTCTAGGAGATTACAACACCGAATTTAATGCAAAGTGGAAAAACCTGCTTTCAGGTCAGTCAGATAAGCTCGGTGACCTTAATATGCAGCGAACTAATTTCCTTCGTCAACTCAAGCTAGAATCCGACGCTGCCAGACAAGATGCGCTAAGGCGCCGAGCTGCTAAATTGGGGATCTAATGGCACAGCCTAGCCCGTGGGATACTTCGGGAACAGCT